TCACTGGCCTTGAACACCAAATCGATACGTCTGTCGAAGCCCCTTCGCAGCCGAGTGAAGGCGACGATGGTTGTAAAAATCGACTAGATAATCAGTGATGTCTTGCTCTGCATGGCGGTGATCGACGTACAACTGGTCGCCGATCCATTCATTTTTGAGGCTTCGGAAGAAGCGCTCGACCACCGCGTTGTCCCAACAGTTGCCGCGCCGACTCATGCTCTGGATCGTGCCACGGGCGCGCAGCTCGGCGAGAAAGCGCGTGCTCGTGTATTGGCAGCCCTGATCCGAATGGAACATCAGGCCTGGTAGCGGACGACGATGATCGTAAGCCCGTCTTAATGCCTTTAGTGCCAAGTCGGTGTCCGCGTGCTGACTAAACGCCCACGCGCCCTGCTTGCAAACAGGGCTGACAGAGGCCGCTGTCGCGACGCAAGATGCGCTGCCTGATCTTGTCCCACGCGGTTCCGTATCCCCGCGCATGACGATTGCCGCGCACCGCGTCGGACTTCCACTTCACCGCCTCATGGGTGTGCTGCGCGCAGTACGACTTGCCAGCCGCAACGAGTGCACCGCATCCTCGGTGCTTACAGGGCTTCATCGTACGTATCGGCATAGGGAAACCTCATTGCGGATTGGGCGCGTAAACGGAAAAGCCCGCGAGGCTTTCACCTTGCGGGCTTTGGTCGAGCGGCCGGCGCTGATCTACGGCATGGCGTCTTAACGATCTAGGTCTGCGATGGCACCAGCACGACCGGGCTTCGCGCATCAGCCTGCGCATTCGCTCGGCGAAACATTGTACAGCGTGGCGTCACGGTGAGATTCGAACTCACGGGCAACCCGGTGTTGGTTTGCAGAACCACCTGGCTGCTCTATCGGTGTCAACCTTGAACCTCTCAGTCACGCGACAAAGAAAAAGCCCGCACAGCAAACTGAGCGGGCTTACTTTGGGCGCACCTCGCGCCCGACGTCGTCAATATAGCGAAACGCGGCGCGGTTTACAACCTCTTTTTATCGCGTCGTCGAACGAGCGCTACGCAGGCTGATGTTCCCTCAGCCACTCGCGCAACGCATCATTCATACGCGTCTGCCAACCTTCGCCCGTCGCTTTGAAGGCGTCGACAATGTCGACGTCATAGCGCACCGTCAATTGCACCTTGGGCGCTTCGAGCGGCGGACGGCCACGCTTGCCTCGCCGCGTCATCTTCGCGAAGTCTTCCGCCGGCACTTCGAACGTGTCGGGATCGGCCGCGATGCCGCGGTTGATTGCCGCGTCTTCCTCGTCCGTCGGCATGACGATCTTACGCTTGCTCGACATAGCTCTTGACCTCCCGCTTGTTCGCCTTACGCATGCTGATGATGTGCATCGAGTCGCCGCGCTGCGTGAACACCACGCAATAGAGGCGATCGCCGATCACACCGAACCCGACTTCGCGCACTTCACTGTAGTCGCGTCGGTCGTCCACGTAGGACAACACGTCCGACCAGTCGAGTTGCGCTGCAAGCGCCAACGACACTCCATGTTTGGCAATGTTCGTTTCGTTCTTGGTCGGGTCAAAGGTGATGTCCATGCAAATTATTGTAGTTACGGTTAATAACAATTGCAAGTATTTTTTGTAGCTACAGTATTTCGGGACACTTCAGCAGGCCGCGACGTTTCAGCGGCCCAAGAATCGACCGCTTCGCCTGCTGATACGTCGCGTGTGCGCCCGGAAAGGCAAACCCGCGAGGATTGGACCAGACGCGAGCACCGCATGCCCGATTCATCTCGCTAACGCGCTTCGGCGCGCCCCTCGATTGAGGAGCGCACCGGGACCCGCCCAGCGGGAGCAACCGGTCGGCTCAACGGTGTAGCCGAGAAACGGGGTAGCGCCCGACACCACTCAGCTTTCATGAGATGGGGTCCTGCCGATGCGGACGTGGTCTGGCCGCGGCGAGGGAGCCAGAGGACGCCGGAGTTGGTCGCGACGCACGTGGCGGTTCGCGAGATAGCCGGATTGTCGTTCGGAGGGGAAAGCGAAGCCGGAAGTCGCGGCAGTGGCCCCATCCCATGAAAACTGACAAGGAAGCAGATCGATTGGTGTTACGCCCTGATCGTTGTTTTGAATTCGGACTACTAAATCATGAGGGGAAACGAGGATCGCGATCATGTCCCTTCGAAAGGAGATCCAGTGGAATCGAAACGGAAGCTGCCGACCGTGTCGGTCGAGTGGCTCGAAAACGCAGCAGCGGACCTCGAAGTCAGCGCAAACGCGAGCCGTGAGACGTGGGCGGTACTCGGCCTATCTCATCGGTACAGCGAGAACATCGGCCGCGCCCATGCAATGCGGCACGCGGCCCGGTTGAAGCTCGAATACGACCGACGCCTCTTTCTACGGTCGATCGGGCTCAAAGTCTAGGAGCCGATCGTGAGCCAAGCCGCAAAGAACCTCCTCGAACTGCGCCGTCTGCCTCGCGGCGCGCTTGTCGAGCACCTGCTGCGCGAAGTTGCAAGCGATCTGATCGCTCAGCGCATCGAAGATCTTCGCGGAGGCTGCTGAGGTGAAGCACTTCGTGACTGGGGCTTTGGCCCTGCTGATTCTCTGGCTCGTCGTCGAGGTTACGCGTGCGGTGAAGCACATCGGCCGCAACGAGCACCACATGCACTGACCAACCGCGCCCGCTACAGGAGAACGATGATGGGCAAACAAACCGTACTCGAAGCCTGCAACCGCGTCGCCGACGTTGCGGATCTTCCCTTCTACACCGAGCTCGTCGATGCGCTTCGCGGCGCAATGGTAGCGCTGACGGCTTCTGAGCCCACGATGAAGCACTATCCGGAAGCCGTCGCACGCCATGAAAAGACGATCCGTGACGCTAAGTCATGCATCAAGCGAATCGATCAGGACGCCGCCTGACCAACCGCGCCCGCCCTGCGGGCAATCACAACCCACCGGGGACCGCGATGCTTCACATCCATGCAAATCACGAATACAACGTCCGTGAAACCCTGACATGGGCCAAGCTCCAAGACGCCATCGAGCGCCATGATCGCAACTACTTCGCCGGACATTGCCTCGACGCAATCGAGCTCATGCCGTCCGGCGCCATGCAGCGCATTGAGCCGGCAGCCGATACGTCCATCGAACCTTTCGCCGCGTCGACCCATGCATACCGTCGGTAATTGCGACGACACGAGACCATCATGAACAGAGTCGCTTTCGACAATGATCTACTCGCCGCGTGCGATCGGCCGAACGGGCGTCTCGCTCGAGCTTTCGGGATAATCCTCGCCTATGGCACCACAATCGGAGGCGTATGGTTTCTCTGTGCGTCGTACCGGGCTGACGCCCTGTAATTGCGCTCGCAGAGGCTGGACTCGCAGATCCTCTCCATCTCTTTCGATTTGACAAGTTACCTCGGCTCCGCGCTCGCCAATCGAGCAATCCAAGCAGCCTCAAGTGCGCGAACAATCGAAACAAATCGCTCGGCCTCATCTGGCGTTGGTCGGCCCTTAACAGAATGTGCAGCGCGATTGCGAATTTCGCGAAGTTCTCTCAAGAGCTTTATCTCGTCGTCCGGCACGAGGCACCGAGATTCGAGCTCTCGTAGTACGTCTTTGCTAATGCTCCCACTGACGATCCGTGCGTCTCTCCCGAGAATTTGAGCGATCTTAAAAAGGTCCCCCCCCACCGACGTGAGTTCCTTCCATGCCTCCATGATCACGCCAGTCGGGTTCGCATTGAGCGCAATCGGGTCAGGCGTGAATTCGACGCCCCCTTCGCCGATAAAAGTAAGCTCCAATTGCCTTGCTAGATGTTCTGCGTTTTGCAACGGCGCCTCGAATTTTCCCGATATTCCCCCGGGGAGATTGAACTCCGTCAAATTGCCGAGCAACTCGCGGAATCGGTCGCTGAACTTGAACACGAGGATAAGGACGGCCAGCGGCCACGCTGTGGCCTCGATCACCTTGGATACAAATGTCAGCCAGTCCATGTCGCACCCCGTCATCTGATTCTGTTTGCTGGAAATCCTAGCACGACGCCCCTCCCCATAGCCACGCACATTCCGGCGCTTCGGACGCGTGGCTTTTTGTGACCAACGCAAGCCACACCGCAGTTCCCCGCTCGCCGCGCGCGGGATTTCCTCTCGGATAAGCGCGGCCTTTCGGCGGGGCGGCCCGTATGTGCGCCCCGCCATTTTTTACCGGAGATACCAATCAAAACCGCTTCGAAGCTCATCGTCGCGGCCGTGCTGTTTCTCGTGCTGCTGTCGATCGTCACCCCGTGGCTGGTGAATCAGGACAGCAGCATCACCCTGCTCGCCGTGCCGTTCGTGTGGTTGGCGTATGCCGCCGCCTTTGTGAAATTCATCCCCCCTTATTTCAAGGAGACCAAGTGAAACGCCTGTTTCTGATTCTGATCCTCGCGCCGACGATGTTCCTCGCGGCCGGCTGCGATAACGTCCCGGCCGGCTACGTCGGTGTGAAGGTGCAACGCTACGGCGACGACCGCGGCGTCAACGTCGAGGTGAAAGGCCCCGGCCGCTACTTCAACGGGCCCAACGTCGACATGTTCATCTTCCCAACGTTCACGCAGTCCTACGTGTGGGACAAAGCTGGCAAGTCCGACGAGTCGTTCACGTTCCAGACGGTGGAGGGGCTGTCGGTCAACACCGACATCGGCGTGAGCTACGCGATCCCGCGTGAGAACGCGCCCAAGGTGTTCCAGAAGTATCGGCGCGGAGTAGATGAGATCACGGGCGTCTACCTGCGCGCGATCGTGCGCGACGCCCTGAATCTCGCTGGCGCGTCGATGGCGGTCGAGGACGTCTACGGCAGGGGCAAGGCGGCGCTACAGCAGCGCGTCGAGGACGAGGTAAAGGCGAACGCCGCGAAGGTCGGAATCAGTGTCGAGAAGGTCTATTTCGTGAATCAGATGCGCCTCCCCGAGCAGGTCATGAACTCGATCAACGGGAAGATCGCAGCGACGCAGATCGCGCAGCAGAAGGAGAACGAACTGCGTGCAGCCGAGGCGGACGCGGCAAAGCAAGTCGCGATCGCCAAGGGCGAGGCCGAAGCGCTCGAGGTGAAAGCGAAAGCACTACGCGAGAACAGCCAAATCCTGCAACAGATGGCGATCGAGAAATGGGACGGCAAGCTCCCCCAGTACATGGGCTCGAGCAGCGTCCCGTTCGTCCAGATCAAGTAACGAAATTCTGAGCCCGCGCCCGGCTCTCCCCTCGGATATGGGCGGCCTTTAAGGGTGGCCAGTTCGGCACCCTCTTTTTCCTCTGCGGAGATTCAAGAGCGGACGCTCGGCGTTGGCGGTTGGGTCCCGCCATTCCCTCAAATTGATGCCAAGCAGTCATGCAACGCTGCCTTATGCGAGCGCTGAGTGTCCGCCCTTGAATCCCCGTCTGAGCTGACGCCTGTAAGGGCCAGCACTTTTTCGAATTCCAATGATGCGCATGAGGGCCAAGTCATGAAAGAACTGCAACAAGCCGTCTCCACTGCCTTCTCGAACATCGTCGCGGCCGGCGCGATCGAGAAGGCGATCGAAGAAAAGTTGACGAAGACGATCACCTCGATCCTCGACGAAGAACTCCGCTCGTACTCGACCTTCGGCGAGCAATTGAAAGAGCACGTCAAAACCGCGCTGCAAGTCGATTTGCATAACCTTGGTCTGCCCGGATACAACGACCTCATTCTCAAGATCATCCGACAGCAGGTCGACGCGCAGTTGAACGCGACAATCGAAACGCAGATCGAGAAGCAGATGAAGGAGCTACTCGCGCCCGCACCGGCCGAAATCAAGCTCTCGCAACTCGTCGAGGAATTCATCAAGGACGAGCATACCAATCGCCAGTACCGCCCGTGCTCGTGCGATGAGTCGGATCGGATCACGCTGATTGTTCGCGAAGAGGGTCTCACCAGTTCGAAGTTCTACCACGTCTACCTGGACAAGGAGAGCAACACCGAATACTACAAATGCCCGTATCGGATCGACGTCCACGACGGCCGGGTGTACAGCGTTCAGATCGATCAAAAAGACCCGAGCAAAACGCTGTTTGCCGGCCCCATGCATGGTTTCAAGCGCCGCCTTTTCCAGCTCTATGCCGCCGGCACGAGACTGATCATCGACGGCGACGAGAACAGCATCAATACCTACTACCCCGGCCGCGACTATTGAACGGAGGCACGACATGACGAATGAGACGACACCGCGCGCGAACGGCATCGTGAACCTGACGCAGTACGCATTCGAGCTTGTCGGCGCTGTCGACAGGCTGCCTGAGTCTCCGCAGCGCGACGAGGTACTGAAGCAAGCAAAGGCTCTTCGGCTCGACCTCGCGACCGCGACACGGGAATCGCTCTTCGACGGCTTCGTTTCGCTCGAAGGGCTGCGAGCAAAGCTGCTCGCACCGCGCGAGATCCAGCGCGACGAACAAGGCTGGCTGACGCATCCCGAGCTTCCCCTCTGCGACGAGGATGTGCGCGTCGACAGATTCCTCGAAGCGTTCGGCATCGAATCGGCATTCATCGGCATGGAATCCGACGTCGATGCCGAAAGCTACGAGCAGTACTACGAGCGCGCCGACGCCGACTGCAGCGCATGGACGCCGACACCACCCGATGGCGAAGGTTGGGTGCTGCTCGAGATCTACGACACCGAAGACGGCCCGCACGCGCTGTTTGCACGTGCAATTCCCCCCAAGGTGCGCCGCGATCGCACACGGCATACAACGGAGCCTACCGGGCGCACACCCGCAGAACAAGCCGCCTATCGGGCGGGGTTCGACGAAGGTAAGAGACAAATGGCTCTCGTCGTCCTGCAATCGCGCAAGCCGATCGACAAGCTGTTGGAGGAACTTTGAGCGTGATGAAGAAATCGACGAACGCGAGCACCGAGGCGCAGCTCATTACTCCGGCGGCGCTGACGGACGAGCAGCGAGGGTTGATCGAACGCGCAGAAGACCGCCTTCGCGGCCGCGGTGCCGAAGACGCAGATGCAGCGAATGGGCTACTCGAGGTGTTGATTGCCCATCCTGCCCGGCCCATCGCCCACGACGAGGCAGCGCAACCCGAGAAGAGCTGCGCTGACGCGCCATACGGCAACGCCGAGAAAGCCGAAGATATGCGGATGATAAAGCTCGTGTTGGACGACTACACCCGCAACGGCATCGCCACGATGACTGAATCAGAGAAGGTCTCCTACTTGTCCGCGTCGCTGCTGTCCGCTTACCAACTGCTTCGAAGCGTCGTGGGCGATGAGTGGGTCATGGGATGGCTTGAAGCGGCTTTGCACGAAGTGATGACCACGCCGTGTGCGGTCGAGATCCGCAAACCGTCTTGAATCGAGGTTCGACCATGAACGACCAACAACAGAGCCGCACTGATGCGCTGACGGACGACCAGCGGCAAGCGCTGGGCGAATCGATTTCCGAATACTTCGGCAAGCTGGATTCCGACGAAGGCATCCGCGCTCCGGAGGGCCGCATCCTTCGCGCCTTCGACTACTGCGATTCGCGCAACGTCGACGATCTGATCGATCGCGCGATCGTGCCTGCGCTCTCCATCTCTGCCAATGAGACAGGTGCGGAAGGGGCGAAGCCGATCGCATGGTTCATCGACTGGCCCGACGAGCCCGAACTCGGTCATTACTTCGCAGAAGAACCATGCGCCCCCAAGTATGGACGCAGCCGCGCGCTCGGCTTCATCGAGTCCCGCTCCCCCGCTATGGCGGCAGCCGCGACGGCCGACGAGCGGGCGAAGCTTGAACGGCTGCGTAACGGGCTGGAGAACTGCATCGAGAATGCACAACTTCGCAACGATGCCTATGACGTTGGGTACATGACGGAGATGCTCAATTCGCTGAAGGAAGTCATTGCCCGCGCGGCAGCATCGCCCGCTGCGGAGGCGGTGGCGTGGGTTCGCAAGCATCCGGACACCGGGGAATTGTCGGGCGACTGGCTCTGGAATGACGCCATCGAGCAATGCCGCAAGGATTCAGGAGTTTGGTTTCCGCTTGGGTTTCTCGGCGCTCGCCCCGCTCTGCCGGAAGAACCGGCGGCGATCCATCAGGTAATCCATCAGGTGTGGGTTGAAGAGACGAGTTCGTGGGCCGACGTCACACCGGCGTATTACGCCGAACGACAGCCGAGCAATCGTCGTCGCGTCTACTATGCCCCGCAACCCGCGCAGGCCGACGCACCGGCCCATGCGACGGAATGCCCGCATTGCGATGGCGAAGGGGTGATCGAGGCCGACAGCGGAGCAAGTCCGTGTGCCTGCGCGCAGGATGCGCAGGAAGGTATGCCGACCTTTGGCGCACGGAGGACGCAGGCCGACGCACCAGCAGAGGCGCGCGAGCCGAATCAGATCTACGTCGAGGTGCGGCAGTGCGATCGCTGCGACCACATCGGCATCAACGACGGCCACGCAACGGATGCAGCATGCGGCTATCCGTGCGGCTGGTCCGGTCCGTCGCCGGTCGAAGATAAGTGCCCCGGATGCGGCCACGAGAACGTCATGAGCGTTGCATGCCCGAAGTGCAGCGGACACTATTCGTTGCTCGCGAATGGACTATTCGAGACGAACGAGGTCAGCGAACCGGCAGAGGCGCGCGAGCCGATCGCGTGGGTGACTGATGACGACCGGGCAATCACCGCCGCGCAAAAGCAACGCGCATTGGCGGATGGTGGCGCTACCGCATCATCGGTGCGGCCGTATTCGATTCCGTGCTACGCCGTCAGCGCCGCCGCCGATGCGGGAGAAGCGGTAGGGTCCGTAACGATCTCGAAGCCGGGGGATTCGGCCACGGGCATCTCGTTCATGTCCCTCAACGAGCACGGACGGCAGACGCTGGGCAAAGGCAAGCATTTGCTCTACACCAACGCAAAGTCGTCGACCCTGACGGTCGGTAGACAGCAGACGATCGGCAGAGCTGCCGACACGCTGGAATTCCACGGGCTGAAGACGGAGGCAACTGAACTGCGCGCCCTTCTCGACTCCACACAGCAGGAGGCGAAGGAGTGCGCCTGCCCGAACGGCGACGGCTCGCTGCGGCAGCCGTGTCCTGTGCATCCCCCGACGCAGACAAGCGCAGACCTGGCGGACGATGACAAGCGAGATGCCGAGCGGTATCGCACGCACGTCAAATACGAGTACGAGACCATTTACATGCCCGCCGTGGAAAAGAAGGGGCTAAGACCACTGGCCTTCGCAGAGTACAAAGCGAGTGCCGATCAGGTCGCCGACGCCGCCCGCACCCAAGAGAGCAAATCGTGAGCGAAAACAGCAAAATCGAATGGTGCGATCACACGTTCAATCCATGGATCGGTTGCACCAAAGTTTCCCCCGGCTGCGACCACTGCTACGCTGAGCGCGAGCGCGCCAGCACTGTGCTTCGCGTAGTCTGGGGCGCTGGCAACCCACGCCATCGTACTGCGGAGGCTACCTGGAACAACCCGAAACGATGGAATGCGCGGCACGCGGAGTTCTTCGCGAAGCACGGTCGGCGTCAACGGGTATTCTGCGCATCGCTCGCGGACGTGTTCGATAACGCCGTCGATCAGGAGTGGCGCCGCGATTTGTTCGCGCTGATTGCGAGCACGCCGAATCTCAACTGGCTGCTGCTGACGAAGCGGATCGGCAACGCCGGCGACATGATCGTCGACGCGCTTCTTCAGCAGCCGGGCCTGTCGGCTGCGGCCCCATGGCCGTGGCCTAACGTCTGGCTCGGCGCGACGATCGTGAATCAGGAGGAGGCCGACCGCGACATCCCGAAGCTGCTCGCTGTGCCCGCGCGCGTGCGCTTCCTGTCGATGGAGCCGCTACTTGGGCCCGTGGATCTGGCGTCGAGCGGGGCTCTCTGGTCGGACATGAATGGGAACATCGTAGACGCACCCTCTCGTGGGCTGCGAGGTGTCGACTGGGTGATCGCCGGCGGCGAAAGCGGCCCCGGCGCGCGGCCAATGCATCCCGCCTGGGCCAGATCGCTGCGGGACCAGTGCGCAACCGCGAGTGTCCCGTTCCTGTTCAAGCAATGGGGCGAATGGTGTCCGCGGGGTCCAGAGAGTATGGGCTATCCGCTTGTCGACACCGCGCCACGTCGCCGGATCACCGACGTCGGAGAAAACGGTCAGCAGCTCGGCGCATGCGGCAGTAGCGATTGCTGGATGCAACGCGCGGGCAAACGCGCCGCCGGCCGCCTGCTCGACGGCCGCTCTCCATGATGAATTTCCGCAGAGGCGATGAAGAGCGCCGCATGCCCGCTTGCGGGCGGCTGATCTCAAACGTCGTCAACCATTACGTCTATTTGGTGCCTCGCTTGCTTCAGCCGCTCAGCCAATGGATCCGATTCAGCTCGAGCGTGCACGGTTTTTCCACCGATCGATCGAACAGGCCCCATTCGATCGATCGCCTCCTGATCCACGGGAGTAATCGTGGCATCCGTAACGCATCGTCCGTTAGGCAAGTATTCCTGCGATATAGAAATTTCGTAACCGCGATACCAATGAGCTTTGATCTCGGACATGCCTTCCCTCAATACCGTAATCGAAGAGTCCTAGCGTGACAAAAACGCCCTATCCTTTTCAACGGCCCGATGGTACGCGCGCCCCTCGACAACTGCGCGACTCAACGGAAGAGTCATCGAACCGTCGCGTTATCTACCCGTCTTCGAGCCTCATCTCTTCGGTACTCGATCGCCAGTTCGGACGTAATGGTCACGCCGGCCGGCAGCATCCGAATCGGCGACTCGAGAAACAGCACGTCGCCATCGCGCGCACGGACGAACGATATGCCGACCAGCGTGCGTGCTAAGTGCGTCGCCCTCGCGCTCAGCCGCCTCTGTTTCAGCGTTATAGCCGCGATACGCGAGCCATTCAAGCATAGCGATCGCTCAACCGTATCGCGCGAGCCATTCAACGGCGAACGATCGCGCCCGCTCGACGGCAGCCTCTTCCGTTTCATATGTACCGAGCGTCTTGAATGATGCTTCCGGGTGGTAGCCGATGTAGGTGAACGTCACCTGTGAGGCGAACTGACCGTCTTCGGTCACGCGCGGCGTGCAGTCGACGTGGTAGCCGCGCATCGTAAACAAATTCTTCATTTGAATCAGGTCATGAAACTAACCGAGGCAATCGTAGCACTCCCGGGTTTCATGAGTCTGACGGCGCGACGCGCGCGGGCGTCAGTGCTGGATTGAATTCACTGCGAGCCATACGCGGGACGCTGTCTCGCCCGACAGGACACGGGCAAATGCAGCCCCGCACATCGAGCACTCATAGTGCTCTTCTCGACATTCGCCTTGGAACACACCTGCGCCGACCATCACGAGATGCCTCGGCTTTACGGTCGACGGCTGCCCGTGCAGATCGATGCATTCCACGCACGGCTTGATCGTCTCAAGTTCCATGGCCACCTCAACATTCTTTGAAATTAAATTGCAAGGAATCGTAGCATGACCTAATACCGCATTCCCGCCGCCAGACGATCACTGCCGGCTCGACGGAACAATCATTGGCCAACACAAACTGCGTCGTATTCCATTCTGTTCTTCAACAACCTTCGTGAGGATGTGCAATGAGAGCAATCAGAATCAAACAGGTAATCGAGAAAGTCAGCCTTAGCCAGTCGACGATCTACAAAATGATGACCGAGGGAGGCTTTCCTAAGCCTTTCCAACTCGCACCAAATCGAGTCGCATGGATTGAGGAGGACATCGATGCGTGGCTCGCAAAAAAGGCCGGCAAAGAGCCGGCCTCCGAATCTACGCTGCTCGAATCACTGCCTGCGTAATAGGAACCACCGTGGCGGTTTCACCCGCACAATATCTGGCCCAATGGTCCATCATCTTTCGGCGACGCTCGAGCATATCGCCGCGTTGATAGGCGCCACGTGTTTTGTTTTTCGTGGCATGGGCTAGCGCCTTCTCTACGAGCACGTCCGGATATTCTGCTGATTCCTCGGCCCAGTCCTGGAATGTCGACCGGAATCCATGCACGGTAATGTCATGGTAGCCCAGGTCTTTGAGCAGGTTGAGCATCGCCATGTTCGAGAACGGCCTCCCTTTCCGTTCACCGGGGAACAAGTAGCCGTATCTCGCAGTTGCCAAGGCTTCACGCGCGAGTTCGCAGGCCCGCTCACATAGCGGGATTCGCTGTGGCTCGCTCATCTTCATCCGCTCACCCGGAATCGTCCAGATTTTGCGCTGCAGATCAAATTCACTGGGCACCGCAAACTGAACCTCGTTTGTACGGACAATTGTGAGGATCAGTAACTCGAGCATCCGCGCCGAACGTGCGTTGCTCGCGCGCAGGTCACGCATGAATTCGGGAATGTCGGTCCAGGCGAGCGCCGCATGGTGCTTAACCTTGCGCCGATTTCCCTTCGGCAGGATCTGATCAAGGTGTCCGCGCCAGCGAGCCGGGTTTTCTCCCTCGCGATAGCCGAGCGCCTTCTCCGAATCGAGTATCGATTCAACGCGCCCGCGAACACGCGCCGCCGTTTCGCGCTTTGTCGACCAGATCGGCTGCAAGATCTTGACCATCATCGGGGTATCGATATCGCGCACATGGACGTCGCCGATAGTCGGAAAAACATACGTTGTCAGAGTGTTGAGCCATTGCTGCGCGTGCTTCGCATTCTTCCAGTTCGGCTTCTGCCGCTCGATATAGTCAACTGCGGCGTCGCTAAAGACGCGAGCATTCTGCCGCTCCTGCTTCAGGCGCTCGGCCAACTCGCGCTGCTCTGCGTCCCGAGCTTCGATCGGGTCGATCTTATCTTTCAAGAGCTCGCGACAGTGTGCGGCTTTGGCGCGCGCAGCCGCGAGAGAAACGGACGATAGCGCGCCAAGCCCCATTTCGCGGGAACGACCGCGTAACGTATATCTGAAAATCCAAGAACGCGACCCGCTCGTCGTGATCTGCAGCTGCAGCCCGCCACCGTCACTGTAATAGCCTGGCTCCAACGCCTTGCTGACGCGCAGTGCCGTGAGTCGATGAAGCTGCCGGGAACCTGCCAT